AGTAATGTATCTGACCCAGTAATCCACTTGGACAGGTCACCAATGATCGCCTTGTCCTGCTTATCCTGCAAGGCAGTAACCAAATGAGACAACCCTGTTGTCAAAGTTGAGGTTGCACCGTTTATCGTTACATCAACATCATTACCATCATGCCGGTGGGAGGCAACGTGTTCACCAAAATGGTCATAATGAGTCAACAGTGTTGGCGCATTCTGCAAGGCAACGTACTCACCATTATTGTCAACAGATTGGTCACCATGAACCAGAACCATCTCACCAGCAAGTATCGCAGAACCACCAGCAAGCATATCCGCTTGCGTTGCAAAAATATGATGGGGAACCGCACCAGAAGAAGGTAAGAAACGAGCATCAATTTTGCTGTTCACATTCAGTGGAGGATACCCTGACGCTTGCCCTTTGTTTGCTGACTTTTCCGTGCCGATAAGTAGTGGATCAGTCTTGTCCAGTTTCGCGATATCCACCAAATCAAAACTGTCACGCAAATCTTTTGGTGACACTTCTTTTGTTGTATTGTCTGGTATCAGTGTAGCAATGTCTGTTTTCAAACTCATGATCTACGCTCCAAATCCTAAATCAAATCCTGAATCAAATGCGTTTGTTCCAGGGGGTGGGTGTGCTCCACCGCTGTCTATGGAATCAAAAATATCGCCATTGTCGTCAACCCACCATTGAGGAGGAATACCAACCTCACCAGCCGCGAATGATTTCCCAGCATTAGCAAGTCTTGTATCCAGACTGTCACGATCAAAGAACCGTTTCGTATGGATATGATAATAATAATTCGGCTTAATTTTTACGAACGCTGGCCAACCGTCCTCATACCGAAACCCCAACACATCCAACAATATTTTCATTTCACTTTAACCCACTTCTTACCATTGAACCCTTGGAGTTCACCGGTCTTATCATTCAGCCACATTTGATGCTTGGCAGGTTTTGCCGGTGCTCTTGACTGAACCAGAGTTCCAGGAACCAATTTCGGTTCAGTCTCCGGTAACTTGAATTTGGTCACATCGCCGTTGGTCAGTGAGATGATTAGGTGTTTGTCCTGGAATATAATATCTTCAATACCAACTCCCTGTAGACCGCGCACACCTTTCCGGCCTCGCGCTCCGTCCGCACCTTGGTCACCTTTCGCTCCATTCTCAACAGACATGGAAAACTGCTCACCACTTGATAGAATAATATCAATCGAGGTTGAATCAGCTTCCTTGTTGAATCGTATCTCATCAATACCATCAACAATCAATTTATAGCTGGACGGGTCATCAGCCGGACAGCCATTTGTCTTACGTGTGGATTGAAACAAACCGCCGTGTGAGTATACCACCTCACCCTTATCAAGTTTCATATCCTTAGACGCAAACTTCGGCGAGATCGTGTATTTATCTAGGCCATCAACGCCCCGTTCGCCGGAAACACCTTGCTCGCCAGTATCCCCCTTAGAACCATCAACCCCATCAACCCCATCCTTACCGTCGGTTCCATCATAACCATTACGACCACAATCACCATCTTTTCCATGCTCACCATCCCCACCATCTTGTCCGTCAGCACCGTCAGTACCGTCAGACCCATCTTTACCAGCCGCTCCAGGCACGCCCTGCTCACCGTCTCGGCCATCGCTACCGTCAGCCCCACTTTCGCCCTGCTCGCCCTGTAAACCACGCTCACCGTCCTTGCCGCTGGTGATCGTTTCCAGGTGCTCGGCGAGCGTCTTCATCACAGTCTCTTGGAATCCGTCATACTTGGATAATTTACCATCCACAACTTCGTCATGTACAGCGAAGTTCTCTTCCAGGGAATCCTTAACTAGCTGAATCAACTGATCGTCTGACTCCGTAATAGCCACCCTAAGTTCTTCAATAAGAACCTCTGACCGCTGCTGGAAATCAACTAAATCAACCCGAGCCTCTTGAATCTTATCAAGCGTGGCCTGGATGGCATCTTTATTGTCAGCGTGTCGGTCGTCAGATGCTTCCACCTGTTCTTTGAGTTGGTCTGAGAGTTCCTCTCGATTAAGATTCACCAGTTTAACCATGGCAGCTCTCTCAAGTTTGAGAACCTCGGCGACCGCATCTAATACATTCTTATCAATCATATCCCATCGCTCTTTTCAGGTAATGCGTGGTCGCACCTTTGACTTCTTCAGGCTCAAGAACAGGTGGCGTCTCTGGAGGAGTAAAACCCAACGGAACCATCTGCTGCTGCATGTAGGCCTCGTCACCATTCTTGACAGGGGCTAGACCGCCAATCTTGCGACGTGCTTCATTGGGCGTCATCACACCGCCCTGAACCAATTTCGTATAGCCTTCCACCTTACCTTTGAAATCAGTGCGTAATAAGGTCTCATGGTCGAACTCAACCCCTTGTTTCTGTGGTAAGCCAAAGAATGAGTTGTAGTTCTGCTCAACATGTTCGATTAAGAAACCCAACCCACCCGCGAGCCACTGGCTATACAATTGTTCTACATTATTGTAAGTAGAGCCTTCGCTATGTTGCTGGATAAGTGGGAGGGGAACTCTGAATGCCCTAGCAATGTCATTGACAGTCATGTTGAACGCCTCGACCAACTGAGCATCAACAGAACTGATAGCCATCTGATCCCAGCGGATACCTGATGACAGAATAGGAACACCGCCGGAGTCCATCTTCTTGGACTGGTTCTCCCACGCTTCCCTCAACTGAATCATCTGTTCACGATTCAGCTTCTGGTCAGTGGTCAACACGCCGGACGGACGTGACATGTTATTAAAGAACGCGGCTTGGTGAGAGCTTATTGCAGAATTGGCAGCAATCGCCATTGCAGCATTCTCAATAGATGACACACCGATGAGAGGATGTCTCGGCGTATACAAACGAATATGCATGATATCCCTAGCAGGAATGAGGTATCTAAGATCCCCCAACATAGGATTATCACCAGCCGCGTAAAACACAGATTTCGTTTCAGGATCAATAAAAGGCACAGTTGAAGCTGGGTTCAACAAATGCACTGATGTGATTTCGTTGCGATCATTACGCAGCCCGAAAGCATAGGCATTACCCTTAATCAGTAACCCTTTGATTAAATTCAGTTTAAAGTCTGAACTCGTTTGGTATCCGTTGGGTTTATGGAGCACCCTGGAAAGAGCAGAGGATGTGATCGGCTTCTTAGTTCCGTGCTCATCCACTTCATAATGATAGGAATAAAGGGTGGCTAAGGTGTGAGCGTAAGCATCTGTACATGCGCCGACTGCTGAAGTCTGACCTCGCATAATGGGATCCTTACCCTGCTGCCACCAGTTCCACGACCAATCAGCTGGGATCATTCCTCCAGTGAGAGGTAAGGGGAAAGCACCTTGAATAAGGCTCTTGGCCTTCGATGCTATACTTTTAAGTTTCCATTCCAAGATTCTGCTCCATGTAGGCTATGGTTTCAGCCTTTGTGGTCTTGTTGTACGCTTTACCGAGTTTCCGTGCAGCGTCAGATCTGAATTCCTGCCAGTTGTCAGCCGTGGTGTTAGCCGTCGGCGCTGGCATCTTAGGCTCGCTCGGAGGTGCTGCACGAACCTCTCGCGTTCTATAGCCTGTGAAATCCCGTCTGTACTTCAATTCTGTGGCACCATGTAATCGTTTTGAGACATCTTGTGCCTTATCCTGCTTAACCAGTTCATCGGCTTCGTCCTGAGGAACTATGCAAAATTCATTGCCGTTCCAGATCGTTGCTTGCTCGCTCACGTTTTTCTCCTAGAAAGAGCGACCCCCATTTGGCGCGGGGTCGCTCCTATTTCTAACACAACACGGTAATTGCTTACCAGTCGACAGTCTTCAGTGCTGCAACAGCATTAGGACGAACCATAGCCCAGGATGTTGGCATAACCATCCGGAGGGCGGTGCTGTAGGTCTGGAACATGCTCTGCGCGGTATAACCGGCAGCGGCAGCGCCACCAGCGCCATCACCAGCAACATCAATACCACCGCGTGGTGGAACCTGCTCAGCAGTACCAAGAGCGCCAGTGCCGTCATCTGCTTGAGTCGGGGCAGTGTGGTCAGAATTCGCCATGGTGAGCGTAGCCTGATCAGACACCTTGAACTCAGGGTTGTCATTCGCAGAAACGAATGAAGCAGCATCAACGATAGTGACTTCAGCAGCCGGTACGTTGGTGCTGGAGACGATTGGCACACCCAGGAGATGGCCGGCAGCGATATCGTTCTTGAACATGAACCCGCCAGCGGCTGTAGTGACTGTAGAAAGTCCCAACAGACGGTTGCTGTTCATAATCAATGCAGGGCGTGCGCCAACATTCGCATCGGTCATTGCCTTGAACAATACTTTCAAGTCAGTGATGATGTTAGCAGCAGTTCCACCAACGGAAGCAACAGCAGTTACACCGTGTAGCAGACCGGCTGGTTGGATACCAGGAACGAGAGCGGTGTTACCCAAGAGGATACCATCGAGACGTTCTGCAGTGTCGTCCAACATTGTCTGGCGAACGATTGATTCCAGGGCTTCAACAGACTGTTCCAGAATCTCATTGGTGAATGCAGAAATCACACCAACTTTGAAACGGTTGAGAGTCTGAGAACCGATCAACATTTGCTTGACAGGGATCACGCCACCTTCACCAACGAATGCGCCGGACAGGTCGTTCTTCGCACCGCGAGCCGGATTCCGACGTGGGATGGTCAGGCTGTTAGCGCCGCCAAAGTTCAGTGGGAGGCCGATTGCGCGTAAAGCTGCATAAACAGAAACATCTGCCAAATCATCCATGAATGACTGGAGATCGTCCCGTACCAATTCAGCTGCCCAACCTGCATCGGTCGTGGTGGCTGCATCAGTGGCGGTCTTCGCCATGAACTGAGACACCGCTTTAATACGGTCATCGTGTCCGTAACAGCGTTCCAGGATATCACTGTAATGATCACCTGTGTGATGCGCGATCAGTTTTGCCGTGGCAACTTTCACCAACGGAGAACCTTCGTCCTTGGTGGATTTATCACCACGCGGGAACATACCCTTCTTCACCGGCTGTGCTTTAGAAGCAATGGTGGTCTCGATCTTCTGCAATCCTTCGATTGACTTATTGACCGCTTCCATTTCATCACTGAGTGTGTCCACTTCGGTGATTTCGTCTGCCGACAACTCGTAATCGTCATCGGTTTCTGCGAGAGTCTTAATCTCCGTCAGGCGATCCTTGATTTGGACTGCCCGCTCTTGCTTAGCAAGAATCTTTTGTGCAATGGTTTTCACGTATTCTCTCCTGAGAATGGTTAGTGGATTGTCGGGCGTCCGGCAATTTTACTTGCAGTCCCTAGAGCCTTTTCAATCTTCGCTAGGGGCGCACTATTGTGACCTTTGTCCTTTACGTCGGTGAAAAGTTGTTTGAATCGAGTTTCCCCAATTCCATATGATCTCGCGACTGCGAGCGCATTTTGATTTGCAGGAACAGAGACAAGGCTCGTTTCATGCAATATTGATTTAATGAAGTCGTATCCTTCAAAGCGACCCTTGGAATCCTTCAGTTCAGCATACTCAACCGGCATGAAGCCGACCGACACAGCCTTCAAGATTCTCTGCTCTACTAGCGAGCGCAACGTGTCAATTTCAGAACTTGTACCGGCAGCGGCAAATTTCAATTTACCAATCAACCGTTTACCCTCAACACGAACCTTCTCCCAAACGCCGATTGGCGAGCGGTGGTTGTGTCCCCAGAGAGCAATGGGGTTGTTCTTGAACTCAGATAAGTCCCAACCCTTAGCGCGAATGATATCACCCATCCGATCTACATCCTCTGTAGACATGACAAACTCAAACGGATCATCCGCAGATTGAACACCTTTCGTAAATTGCATTTCCATAGATTTGTCCTTTCGTTGACATACCGAGGCCGATATACCTTCGGGAAAAGTATCACTGATAAACCCCCACGAATCTTCCACACCCTCTTTAGGATCAAATTGGGCGTGAATGTGGTGGGTTATTTCGCTAGTGTCTTTATCCTTGCGGGATCGGTAATCATCAGTTTTGAAATCGTGTTCAGCACACCACTCAGCAGCTTCTTTCTTAGAATACAAATCGGCCTTATGCCAAATAGCTTGTACTACTGTGGAGTCTGAACTACCTTCTTTGTTCACGGCGACCCTTCTGGGTGCCGGATTTATTGTCAGTTTCCTGACCACCGTTGCGGCGCTGTTCTCGTTCTCGTTTTCCTGGTCTGTTCTTGCAGGTCATTGGATAACTCGTGAGAGAAGGTTATAGGTTCCTATTATCTTAGGCGATGTGGGGGTATAAGTAAAGTAATATTTTTCAGCCGACCATGGCCATCGCATCGAATCCTTCTTCCTTACCTTCGCTAACTGGAAATATCGCCATGACAGCCGCGACCAGAGGGTCAATCTTCTGGCTCGACTTGGATTTATCCAGTTTCGTAGACCCTGCTGGATCCATTACGGCAATTGCATTTGATGCGGATAGATTGAGTAGTGGGTGACCACCGTGTCTGAGCCGGTCGTCTTGGATGAGATTGAGAAACGCCTCGCATCTTGGAGAAAAGTCCTTGTAACCCTGCCCCACCTCATTCCATTCAGCAAACGATGCGAACCCAGACCTCTCACATGCCTTCTTAAACTCTTTTATCCTCCACCTATCAAACTCCACAGTGGTTATCTCTATACCTAAATCATCAAGCTGGTCACGCAAACTCTCAGCAAACTGGTCATAATCTATTGTCTTCTTACCCACTGTGAACATCTGGCCATTTTTCACCCAGGTGTCGTACGGAGCACGGTCTCTCTTGCTTCGTTCGAGTATACCCTCACCAGGGCAATAGACAAACGGTAATAGGTGTACGACGGTGGTCTCAGCGTCCTGAGCAGCCAACACTCCGGCTGTGAGGTCGTTGCGCTGAGAGAGGTCAATACCAATTGATACGGGATTGTTCCTAAACACCTCAAGATCAACCGCGCCTTTACCCATTTTCCACACGTCTGGAGACAGCCACAGCGCCTGAGTGCTGACTCGCTGATTGAGAAGTAAGTTTCTGGCCGAGCCTTCCTTAGCCGGTAGACGTGATGCCTGTGCGAGTTGTTCCTTAATATCCGATCGCGAGCGAAACACATCCAATCCAGGATTGGCATATTTCCAATATTTCTGCTCAAGCAGCCCAGCATCAGCCGGTGCTTGGTATAGATGGGTGACCGTCTTCTTCGGCTGAGCCTCTATGGAATCATCAATCATCATAGAGAGATAGTCACCATCACTCGGAGCCTGTGTGGAAATGGTGATAAATAATGGATCGTGATGAGAACCCTGTGACGTCTTGAGCATTTCTACGTAATCATTCGTAGGACCAACAATCTGCCCTGACTCATCCAGGACAACAACCAGCAATGATTGGCCGTGACCGGTCTTGGCTTCGGCGGACATTGCAAAATATTCTGTATTAGCCGCCAAACCTGTGATATGTTTGGAGGATGGAACCACCTTGGTCAGTGCGTCCAGTTCTGGGGACATATTGATCATGTTCGACATCATCTTGAAGATCAATGCCGCCTGATCCCTAGAGTTCGCCGCGCTCGCCACACTGGAATAAGGTACAGCCAGAGGTCCGACCAGAAAGGCCATTATAATGATCGCAATGAGGAACGACTTACCGTTTCGCCGCGCCACGCTCAGAATAGCTTCTTTGGTACCATGCGGATTATCAAACACAGCGTATAGAAACGCCTCCTGGAACGGTTCAAGGTGGAGCGGCTGACCCGCCTTCAGACCGTCCGGCACGCATAGGTACTCTTCTGCGAAGGCCATCACTTGTTCGCCTAAGGTTAGGTCTTCACCTTCCTCATACAGCGTCCTCCAGTCCCTGAGTCGCGGTATTGGACCACAAACTATCGCCGCTTTAATGTGAACGGATAATCTACGACGTTTTAGCTTCATTTATTCGGTACGGCTAACAACTTGCTCTTGTTCTTAACCTTACCACGAGTTTCATTCTCAGTCTTGGCTCTGGTCTTCACATGCTCTTTTTTCTGCGCTGCGCTACTGGACAAGCCGAGCGCCCGAGTCATAGCGAGTTGCTGCCGTACCAGTGAATCCACAACATAGAACCGAGGGTTGGCCACTTCTGTGCCGCGAGCGTTGACGGTGATATCACCTTCTAGCTTCAACTGCTTCTTGGCTCTGTTTATATGTGCGGAGAGTTGGGCGAGTTGCGCCACATGAAGGAGTTCGTGTTCAAACCAATCATCGACAGCTTTGCCGTGTATGTACATGTTAAATAAGAGTAATTCGTCTTTATCCAGTTTGCCGGCAACAGCCGGTGGCTTGACGGTGGTGGCGGCATTCGCTACGTTGTTAGCTGCTGCCTGTGTAGAAGTCGATCGCTTTGTAGCCATACCTATCTCCAGTCTGATTCTTCGGGGAAACCATCTGCCGACACCTGTGGGACATCAATCCCACCTTTACCTTTCTCGCTGTGTCGTTTGTTATCACATGCCCTACACAGAATACGTAGATTAAATGGATCCATAGCAAGTTCAGGGTGCTCACGAACTGTCTTGATATGGTCAACGACGGGGCTGTGACCGTTGCGTTTTTTACCTAGACAGAGCTGACCGCAGAACTTGCAAGTCCAGCTATCTCTCCTAAGTACATGTAATCTTAGCTTTTCCCACTCTGGGGTTTTATAGTTAAACATTCTGCGCGTGCGTGAATTTTAAGTAAGACTTTCAGTTTACCTCATTTCGTTTGGTAATGAAAGTCATTTAAAAATAAGGGTTTACTTGTGGAATACATATGAGGTATAATAGCTCTGCTAGCTTAACTTTTAACTGACTTAGGAGATTATCATGATTGAATTAGGAATATTATTTGTCACATTCTTTATCGCGGCTGTGTTATTTAATTGGGACTCAGCAAAGAAGCAAACGAAAGAAGAAGTCGCCCGAGCCGTGTTGGTGGCGGAGCAAGAAGAAGCCATGTGGGAAATGACCACAGAACAACTCCTCATGGTTGACAGAGATAAAATAAACCCTGAAAATGTAGAGGTGCTGAATCAGTTGATTCTTGACTCAATAAAATACATGGAACCATGGAGAATCGGTGAGATTCTGCCAAAAATGAGGCGATTCAATGAAGGATTCATGGAATATGCTGAGGCCATGCAGAATGGTTGATTCTGTTTGTTCTCAACATTGTTCTCAACGTGGTTCTGGTGTTCTGGCCAGGATCGCGTTTTGACAGGAAGTTGACCCTTTGATGGTCAAAAACGGTACAGTGCCCGAGCGATCGTTCTCGTTCTCTCCTCTGAGATCCCCCCCTGTCAGAACCTACCCCTC